TTACCTACTCTGAATAGGGGTGCACTTACGTGTTTCAAGGGCGTGATTCTTATACGGAGATCCCTCCAATACCAGAAGGTATATTAGGAAGACGTGCTAAATTGGACTATGAACCACGGGTAAGTAAAATTATGAAGCCGAGGACATGCTACCGATTAGGTGGCTTGTCTTCTCCCTTGGCTTTTGGATTTGCTAATGCAACATATGGTAATTTGTTGCGAGCCGTAATTATGCGACTCGCGCTCCTTTTTAAAGAGGGGGCGTATAAAGCAGTCCCTAAGCCTGTTCCACATGTCTTTGGTGAGCTACAACATGCTAAACGTAAATTATCACAATGTTTATTCTATGTCCCCAAGTATATAAAGTTACAGTTTTTAAACTGTTACACTGGGCGCAAGAGAACGCTGTACGAAATTGCGTGTGACTCGTTGGTACTCCGAGGATTGCAAACCAAAGATGCGATAACCAAGTTTTTCCTGAAGTGTGAGACCAAAGCGTACACTTTGTTAAAACCTGATGCGGTAGATAGGGTAATTAGTCCGCGAGGCCCAAGATATGGCTTCTCGGTAGGTGTGTTTCTAAAGCCGATGGAACACGTGATTTTCAAGGCCATGCAAAAGGCCTATTCTCAGTCTGGATTGCCAGTGGTTATTAAGGGGTATAATGCTTTGAAGTCCGGAAGGATTTTGGCGTTGAAATGGGCGAGATTTGTCGACCCTGTGTGTATTTTGTTTGATGCAGAACGATTCGATCAACACACATCCTATGATGCTCTGGTATGGGAACACAGTGTATATATGAGCTTATGTCCGCCGGCAGATAGAGCGGAGTTAAAGAGATTGTTAGATATGCAGTTGCGCAACTTCGGGGTTGCTTATTTACCCGATGGGGTAATTAAGTATAAGTTAGAAGGTGTGCGGATGTCTGGAGATATGAATACAAGTTTGGGCAATTGTCTAATTATGACTACACTCGTTTATGATTTTCTCGTCAAACGCGGGATTTCAAAATACGAGATTCATAATAATGGTGACGATTGCTTAATAATTGTGGAGCGTGATCAAGCTCCCATTATCCAAGATCATTTATTCGACCACGTGTTGCGTTTTGGTTACACACTCGTCGTCGAACAAGCTGTAGAAGTTTTCGAACAAATTGACTTCTGTCAAACTCATCCTGTATGGAC